TAATTTTAACATTTTTTCGCCCCCTTTCAACGCCTTTTCTGCCGCCTCAAACCGTTTCGCCACTCTTTCCATGGTCTGCCGGTTAACTTCCTCAACGCTTAGCGGGGGCGCGTCCGCCTGTTTCAGGGCAAACAGCCTGCGCATCTTCTGGACGTGCTTGCGCTCCTCCTTTGGCAGGCCCGTCAGGTCGGCTGTGCGCCAGTAGATCACCCTCTTTATGAGTGTGCTCTCCGGCAAGCCCTCAAACAACGCCATGAATTCCCACCAATGGAGGAAGTCGATGGTGGTAAGGCTTATGTTGTACGTTGCGTAAAACGCTGAATATATCAAATTGGCGTCCTGGCTGAAGTCGAATGCTCTCTGGGGAGCGCGGCCGTCCTCTTTGCCTTCGCCGCCTATCTGACCGCGCGTAAAGAACCAGTCCAGTCCGTTAACGGCCTTTGCGATATCCTCAGGTATCTCCGGATACAGCTGATCCAGCGCGGCGGCCACCTTGTCGGCGTCGGACAGGTCGGGATCCCGCAATATCAGATCAACCTGTATCATATTGCGATAATCCGGCGATATCGGGATGCCCTCGTAATCCTCCGGCAGGCCGTTTAAGAGCAGGATGTTCATTTCGCCGCTCTCCGCGTCACCCTATTTGGCTGATATTTTTGCAGCCGCACGCCAAACTCCTTGCCCTGTGCTTCCATCGCCTCCCCCAGGGCGTCGTTGATTTCAGCAACTTTGTTGAGGCTGGGGTTGTTGCCTAAAAGCTGGGCGGCGATATCTTCGCCGAACACCTCGTCGATAAAGTTACCGAAAAGCCGCAGCTGAGCATTCAGCATGTTGACATAAGCATCCAAAAAATCCGGATCGTCTGGCTGCAATGACGGCAGGGCGATCTTCGCGCCCTCAGCTTCCATTTTTTCTCCCGCCGCTTTATAGCGCAGCACGTCGGCTGGCGATGTGATATCAAAATCCAGTTCAATACCGTTTACTATCATAATTAATCTCCTTGCAATGCAAAAGGGCGGCTCAGCCGCCCATCAATATGTTTCTTACGCCTTGGGCACATACGTATATTCTGTGGGTTTACCAACTGAGGTCAGCGCGGCGCTAAACGATGCTCTTTCTCCTGCGGCCCCACTCAGATCCTCTTCGACCGCTATAGACACCTCTCCTTTTTCGCCCTTGCCTGTCAGCATATCAAAGTATACATACGGCTTGATTACCGCCTGCCCTGTGCCGTATTTGACGGCGTGGGACAGTAACGCATCCTGGAACTCGTCGCCGTGGCATCTGTCCCCGCTTACTGTGAAAGTGCGTGATGTTCCGGTTTTGATGGATACCGGTCCAGTATACAGGTAATTAGCATCCTGCGTCTGTGCGTCAAGCGCCCCTGAGGCTTCGGTTATCCCCACAACAGCCGCAGTATAGTCATTTGGTTCTGCGGCCGCGCTGCCTAAGCCAACGGCAAGCACCATATCATCCGCATTAGAAAACCCCGAATGATCAGGATTCGGGGTTCTTCCGGCCATGAAATCGCCTAATTTCATACATTAATATCTCCTTTTCTGTAATATTCCAGCTCGCACTGGATTTGGTATTTACCCGAGTTGATGTCCGGCGCGTATAAATAGCCTGGACCCAATGCCTTAATTCGCTGGGCCGACAGTCCGTCCGGCAGATCCGGCAATTTTCGCATTCGGGACTGCTTGCCCAGCCATAGCGCCAATACCTCATAAAAGCCTGAGTTAAGCATATTCTGCGCAGCACCTGGCGCGCAATCATTAACTCCGGTAATCACGAATACGTATCGGCATAGCTGCCCTCCGTCTTTGTATTGCCTTACAACCTCGTTGGCGGGCGTCGTACCTATTGAGTATTCAACGCCCGCCTGGCTGGTATCCTCAGGCAAATAGTCGATGTTGAGCCGATTATCCGTTATCAACGGGCAAGCCGCAAAATACTCAAATAGTGCTTCTATGATTGTTGTACTCATTACCGTCTCCCTTCTGCTATTTTCTGCGCGCCACGAAGGATGTGATCCCGCTCAACCGCTTTGCCGCGCTCAAACCACATACCGCCGCGATTGGCGTCATAACTCCGCGTAGGCGCCGTATGGTAGTACTGTTTAGCAGCATATGGCGCGATGTACCGCACCTCGCCGCTCCCTACAACCGTGCCGAGGATGCCGGACTTTTGGAGCATCCCCGTATCAAACGGTACACGAGAGGAGCAAAACCGCAGCACCTCACTGTCTACAAACATCTGTGCGCGTGTGAAACTGGCCGTCTTCTCGCGTCCAAATCCTGCATTCCACTCCAGCCTGGCAGTAACCTTACCATTTTTTCCGGTCATATGGTAGATAGAGCCTCTCGGCGTTGTAATTGTAATTCTGTTTGCCATTATTTGCCCCCAATCTCATAATGCCGCATCCGTACGCTGCCAAAATCCTTCTTATCGACGCTGGTCACAACCGCGCTGGGGTAATCCCTCTGCAGCTGTGCAATCCTGTAGTCGGTTGCTATCTCTCTATCGCATATGCCGCGTACCATGACGTCGCCGTTTGCGACAGCAACGCCGGACATATTGTCAATGTGTACGTATACCGTCACCTTATCGGCGTCTTTCAGACCGCTGCTTATAACGTTGACAGCCTGCCGTTCCTCCCACAAGACGCCGTAGACCGGATACCTGACATAGGTATCCAGCCGCGTATCCGGCGCTACAACCCTGTGATAGATGGTCATGTCTGCGTTAGTTATCATGGCAATCCTCTGTATAGCAGGCCCGTTTCGGCGAGATATCGTGCTGCTATTGCCACATTCTTGGCGTTCGTGCCGCCGTCTGCATATGTTACGCTGTATGAGCCAACGCTCTCGCTTTTGACGTCAGCGCCTCCTCGCTGGTCAGCTGTATACTGCCTCTCCGCTATTGCACAGCAGGCCTTTTTTACGCTGTCATCGTCGATCCAATCGCCCGTAATCCGCCCGTAAGTCAGGCTGTCCAGTATCTCCGATGCGCGCTCTGCCGCTGCGTCGAACTCCGATTCGGGCACGGTGGCGCCCTTGTATATGTCGGTATAATAAGCATAGTCCGCATATGCCATGCTACTGGCTCCCTTCCAGTTCCGCGATCCGCGCGTATGCCTTTTCAAGCTCCGTCTTCAGAGTATCAATCTCATCTTTCAGCCGCTTGACCTCCTTTTTTTCGGGGGTCAGCTTTTTGGTCGCCCCCATGCCTACCGTCTGCGCCATAATCATCCCTCCCTATGCCTTGTGATGCAGATAGATGCCTGCAAGCTTGTTGTCGTAAGCGTCAACGATTCCATACTTGCGATATTTGATAATGTAAGCGTCGCTATCTGGGTTGTTTGCTGGTGGTATCGCATCAGATGCGATGTGCTTATCCCATTTGATGATGGCCGGCTTATGGATAATCATAAAGTTGATTTCCTTACCAGACGCTGATTTCTGGAAGTGCCCCAGTTCCTCGCCTTCCGATTTTCCATCAAGCAAATCAATAGAGGTGTAGAAGCGGGTCTGTGGGACCTTCTTCACTGTACTAAACGAGTTAAAGGCCTCTTTGGATTTTGTTGTATCCAGCGCCATTAAACTATTAATTAGCGTTGGCGTTGCATACAGAATGCGTCCTTCCTCGGGCACCTCGTCTTCATCCATTTTATTCTTGGCGGCCAACAGCGCGGCAAGAAACTCTTCGCCGCCGGCAAGAGTGGCCGCATTCGCTATGGAGATGCCCGTTTTGCCTGCCAGCGTTGCAAACACAAATGCATCGGCCTCTGGTGCTACACGCTCCCTTTGCAGGGCCGCGCCGGCGGTCAAATGTTTCCTGACTATCCATTGCGTCAACAGACAATTTTGTTCCTCTGTCATAATTAAATGACGTTGTCTTCCACTGCACGTCAACAGTACCCTGAGTGTAGCCGGCGTTTCGGTCGTAATCCCCTAGTCCGGTAACACTAATCTGCGGATATACTATCTCGTTGGCATTTACGCCTGCACGTATTATTGTGTTATCGCTTGTAAGGTCTGCTGTTACCGATGCACTGCGGTACACCTCATCAAGCAGATCGGTATAGTTTTTTGCTAATACTATTGTATTTGGCATACTTTATTTCCTCCTAAATTTATTCTTTTTTACCTAATCCCATAGCGGCCCTTAAGGCATCAGTCCCGCCTGTATCGGCGTTATTGTTTGTGCCCTTTACTATCCTCGGGATCCCCTCGCCCTCAAACAAAAACTCCTTTTCAGCCTTCAGCCTTTCCAGCTGATCCTTCAGGCCGACGATCTCTCCGTTATTCAGCTTCAGGCCTTCCATGTCCAGCAACGCCGTAACCGCTCTTGTGTCCCGCGCTCTTGACCCTGTTAGCGCGGCATTCAAAGCGTAATCAAACTGCAGCTTCTCTACGTCGGCCTTTGCTTTGGCTTCTGCGGCTTCCGCCTTGGTTTTCCAGTCGTCGGCCGCCTGTTTGATTCCCTCGATGTCCGTATCCCTGAAATCCTCAATCTGCCTGTTCGCTTCGCCGAGCTGTCCCGCAAGACTTTCCTTTTCCGTTTCCAGGGTGCTTACCTGCTGTTTCAGTCCATCAATGTCCTTATCATGCTCCGCCATGATCTTGTCGATAGTGTCATTGTCCAGCTTTAAGCCTTCAAGATATTCTCTTTCCACATTAATCTCCTTTCATCACATATCATTAATCCACGGG